CCAACATACAAGGAAATTGAAGAACGGTTCAATGTCAAACGGACTTCGGCATACAACAGATGCAAGGATTTCAGGCACAAAATGTCACAACATTCACAGACCGAAACAGTGATTGATCAGTACATTCGTAAATTTAAACAAGTCGCATAATATGAAACAAACAGCAGTAGAATGGTTGATTCAAGAACTAAATCAAAAGATAGATTTTATATCAATGGACAAATGGGATATGATTATAGATATTATGCAACAAGCCAAAGAAATGGAGAAGGAGCAGATAATTGATGCTTTTGGTGTTGGTTGTCAAGTTGAATCAACAAGACTAATCGGCTATCAAGGTATGGCAGAACAATACTACAACGAAACCTTTAAACAACACTAATGAAAATAAAAATCATTATCTTTTCATACGAAAGACAACAGATGCTTGAATCCCTAATCAATGAAGTCAAAGAATATGACTACACAATCTTTGATGACGGTTCAAGCTTCAAGCTGAACAAGAATTTTCACCAATTTCAACACGGTGGTAAACCAAAGTTCTGGAGGATGTGGGACTTTGCACTGCGGATGCTTCGTGATAACCATTCCGATCTGTTCATCTTCATGCCGTCAGATGTGTCCAATGTAAACATCCCAAAGATCATTGAACTGCATAATCAGTTTAAGTCAAAAGCGTATGCATACAATCTTATCAATGACGGCCGAATGAATTGCTGGAACATGATCAAGCCAGTGCAAGTTGATGAACACACAATGAAGGTCGGATTCACTGACTGCGGATTCTTTTGCAATAAACAGCTGTTGAATCGCATCGGTTACTATGTGAACGAAATCAATCAACGAAGATTTCAACACAACGAAGCAATCAGTTCTGGTGTTGGTCAAGATTTGACCTTCAGGATGCTACGGACCAACTGCAATATGTACACACCAACAAAGTCATTGGTTCATCACGGTGATCACGATTCATTGATGCACCCAGAACATAGAAAAAAAATTCCATTAATAAGCAAATGAAAACAGAAACAAACACACTAAAAGATGGCACAGTCATCACTGGCTTCAAGAATGATTTAATCACTAACGGCCACAAAACAACAAAGAACTTTTATGAATTTCAGATGCTGGAGTTCATTTGGCTCAACATTCCCAAAGGTGTAATGGTTGACGTTGGTGCAAACATTGGAAACCATACGATATTTTTAGCCAAATATTGTGCAACCAAAGTAATGGCTTTTGAACCATTCCCAGATACATTCAAGCTATTGAATAAAAACATCACAGATAATAAATTGCAGTTCCATGTTATTGCTTCAAATTATGGCCTTTCAGACAATTACGAAAGTGTTTTTATGAAGTCAGTCAATGGCAATGCTGGTATGAACAAAGTTGATTCTGACGGTGATGCGAAAGTTGAATTGATTCCTTTTGATTTGATTCTTGATCTTAATCAACCCATCACACTAATTAAACTTGACTGCGAAGGTTACGAAGAAAAAGCTTTGCTGGGAATGATTGAAACAGTTAAAAAGCACAAACCAGCTTTATTCATTGAATGCCAAACTGAAAAAGAACTTGTTGCTATTTCAAAAATTTTAATACCTTTGGGTTATTCAAACAAACAAAGATTCAATCACACACCAACCTATTTCTTTTCGATATGAAACCCATATACATCGGAATGGCAACCTACAACGGACAAGGCAGAGCAAAGTCGCTTAGCCAATCCGTTGCGTCATTGATGGGACAAGGTGCAAAATTGCATCTTTACGATAACAGCATTGAACTTTTGAATACAGCTGACAATGGCAAATTCTTTGGCCTTAGCCAGATCAAAGAACCTTGTTACTATTTTTGTTGCGATGATGACCTTATTTATCCGCCTTCGTACATTCCAGATATGATTGCAAAGATTGATGAACACAAAGCAATTGTGACACATCACGGCCGAATTTTAACACGCGAAGGGATTCCATACTACAAAGGCCACAAAACATTCAGATGCTTGAATGATGTTTCAAAGGATGAACAGATTGATGTGCCGGGGACTGGATGCACTGCATTCGATACGGAATATTTCAATCCAACGGAACTATGGAAGTCACCAGATTTGAGGATGTCAGATTTACTCTTTGGACTTGAAGCTGCAAAGCAAGGCAAAAAGATTATGGTCCTGAAGCACAAAACGGGTTACATTCAACATTCAACACACATCAACTTGAAAGATACAATCTGGTCAAGTGAACAAGGGAACAACAGACAAACAGAAATTGCTGACCAAATACTTCAACTAAAATGATATACCTAAACATATACTTGGCCGTGTGGTTTTTCTGCACATTTGAACTAATTCAAAACACAATTGATGATTTCTTTGAGTTTAAAGTCAGCATTCTTTCAATGGCAATCTGGAAGCTTTTAGGTTGTCAAATGTGTCTGGTCCTTTGGACTACCTTATTGATAACACAAAATTGGACAATGGCAATGCTGTTGTCACTAATATCTGAAATACACAAACAACTACTAAAATAAATGTTCACACAAAAAGAACTTGCAGACATTGAAAAATGGAGAAACACAACAACACATCCTTCAAAAAGTGACTGTCACTGGATGCGACAGTACAAGAACAGACTGCTTGAAAAACAAGAAAAAAGGACTTGCTTCTGCACAAAGACCGAAAGAAACAACTATAAAAAAACCTTCTTTGAGTTCTGGGACAAGCAAAACATTCAAGCAGCAAGTTGATGATTATTTTGTGCTGAAATATTCACAGCTGGAAGCAACAACCAAAAAGATTGTTATAAAATACAATCGGACACTTGAACCTTCCAACGTGATCAGTTCCGCTTATCTTTACATCATTAGCAAAGAAACCGAAATTGTTCATTTCAGCAGAACCTTTTCAAAGTCAATTGATCATACCATTTATTCGTTTACTTTGCAATACATCAACAAAGCACTGATCTGGCAAAATTCCAAGATAAATGATGAGGAAAACAAGTTCATCAATCGCACAATAAACATCGATTGCGAAGACCAGAATGAAACCACCTATCAAAAAATCACAACATACGAACACAATATATATACGGATGACTTCATTGAATCCTTTTATAAGTCACTTAAAAAAGTGGATGCAATATGTTTTCAAGCGTTCTATTTTGAAGGTGTCGACAATGCAAAGGAATTATCAGTGAAATTTGACATCAGTATTTCATCAGCATACACAAGCATAAACAGATTAAAGAAACTATTGAAAGATCACATAAATAAAAACAAAATCGAATGAAGTTACTGCCAGAATTTAAAGGTAAAAAAGTGACAGCCAAAGCAATAAACGGATATATCACTTTTGACACCAACACAACACCAGAAAGCGAATACCCTTCGTTCTATTCTTTGGGGTTTGATTTCTGTTTTGAAGTCACTGAACCGAAATACAAAAAGCCAATTTCATACACTGGGATTGAACAAGAAACTGACTTAATAAAACCTAATAAAAAAAAGAATGCAAAGAAGGAAAAAACTGAAACCGAAAAGGGTTAAGTTTATAGATGAATATATCCTTTCTAATAATGGCACAGCCGCCGCAATAAAAGCTGGTTATTCAGAACATACCGCAGCTGTTATTGCGTGTGAACTATTGGCGAATCCAGATGTGAAAGCTGAATATGAATTTCGATATGCAGCTTACAAAAAGAAGAACGAAATCAAACGGGAATTTATAGTTGAGAATCTTATGCAACTGATCTCTGAATGTAAGAATGACAATGACCGAAAGCATCTGACAAAGTCGCTTGATATGTTGGCAAAAATGTCTGGTCAATACATTCAGACTGTTATCAATAAAATAGAAGATCAACCACTATTTCCAGAATAAATGTTTCAACGGACCGCTTCAATAAATAAAATCCTCGCACTTACTAAGCGAAAAAAAATAATTCAAGGCGGTTCTTCAGCTGGAAAAACTTTGGCTATTCTTGCAATTCTTATTGATCGTGCAATCAAAACACCAGACATCGAAATCACTGTTGTTGGTGCAACTGTTCCGCATCTAAAAGGTGGGGCAATGAAAGACTTCCTGAAGATAATGAAACAGACAAACCGATACAAAGGTGACAACTGGAACATAACAAATTCAAAGTATACTTTCGGCAATGGTGCGGTCATTGAATTTGTCAATGCCGATGGTGACAAAGCTGTCGGTCCGAGGCGTGACGTTTTGTATGTGAACGAAGCAAATCTAATTAACTTTGAAACATACACGCAACTGTCAATGCGAACATCAAAAGATATTTATCTTGACTTCAACCCGGTCAATCGGTTTTGGGTTCACGATGAAGTATTAACTGAACCAGATTCCGAAATGATAATTTTAACCTATCGTGACAATGAAGGTATTCCCGTTTTTGTTTTGGAAGAACTGCTCTCAAAAAGAAAGAAGGCAGACACATCTGACTATTGGAAAAATTGGTGCAAGGTTTATTTAGATGGCGAAGTTGGTGCGTTGGAAGGTGTCATCTTTCAGAACTGGACAACAATCGATTCCGTTCCGAGTGATGCGAAACTGCTTGGCTATGGAATGGACTTTGGATTTACGAATGATCCAACCACAATGATTGCTGTTTACAAATACAACGGCAAGTTAATTCTTGATGAAATCATTTATCAAAAAGGATTGCTGAACAGCCAGATCGCAACAATGATCAAAAGCGTTGGAGCAAAGAACGGTCCTATTTATGCCGATTCATCTGAACCGAAATCAATCGCAGACATTCAAGGTTATGGCATTGGAATTTATCCTGTTAAGAAAGGAGCAAATTCAGTGAAGGAAGGCATTCAGTTAATGCAAGAATACGAATATCTGATCACGAAATCATCACTTCATTTGCAAGAAGAATTGAACAAATATGAGTGGGACAAAAAGAAAGTGAATGAACCGATTGAAATATGGAATCACTGTATTGATGCTGCAAGATATTTGGTTTGGATGCAACTTGGAAGTCGAGGTGCTTCAAATCCAGTTTCTTCATTCACAATGAACTACTAAAAAACAATATATAAAAAAACAAAAACATGGCTTTTACAATTAACGATCCTAAATTTATTGATTCTGGCGGCTTTGTCGGTTGGACAGTCGGCACAAATGGTGCTTGGCAACCAACCGATTTGCCACCAGACAATCACGGAGCAACTGGTATATGGGCAACAGCTGGAACGGGAACAGATAATCAGATTTATCAAGCTGGTGTTTTCCCTGACTTTGGTTCTGGTGTGTCGCACAGAATAACAATTTTTGTGAATAGTTATTCTGGAGCCGCAAACAAGTGTGAAGTAAAATTCGGAACAACGGTTGTTGGAACAATTGGTGCATCTGGTGAATTTACATTCACTGGAATCCCGGCTGGAAATGATACGCTGTCATTTGAAATGGTTGGTTCATCATTCGCAGCTGTTGAACTTGATCATGTTGTTGCGGCGGATATTATTTCAGTCGGCAATCCGCAAGATTTTCAACCAGCATACAATCCAAGTGTTTGGTATTTTGATTCATTAAGAAAGAGTGAACCGGGTTACAGATATTTTGTCGAGGTGTTGAATGCAGTAAATGTTGTTATTGGTTCATATAGATTTGTTCCAGCAATAACAACTGGCTATGCTGTTGTTGACTTGACACGAATACTGAAGAACTTTGTTTCATTTGATGACACAACTGTTGGTGTTCAGAAAGTTCCGAATAGTTGGTTTGAATATTATTTGAAAGTGTATGATGAATTTTCTGTTCCTTACATTTATGATGACTATGCAAATCCATCTGGTGACTTAACTTCATTGCAAGCGACAACCAACACGCACAATTTTATTGTTGGTGATCAAGTGACCGTTGCTCAAAATGATGGCGGTGCTTTGAAGCCGATGCTTCAGGGTGTTCATTCAGTTATATTTCCAACTGTTGCTGGAACAAGTGACTTGTATATTGACGTTCCATTTTCAACTGTTGGAACTGGTTCACCAATGGGTGGCGGTGTTATCTATTCGGACAACCGCAAAACAATTTCTGTTGTTGGCTTTGAATCTGACTTGTATTATGTTTTCAATGGAGCTGTTCCGTTTGTTGATTTCATTGGGTGGGATGCAAAAGATTATCAAATGACAACAGTCAGTGGATCAAGAAAATTTTTGTCATCAATACCTTCAGAATTTTATGTGACACCAACGCAAGACATTCGATTGAACTTTGCGAATTGGTTCACGGAGCACAAATCAATACGGTTTGAAAATTCAAACGGTGACTTGTTTGAATTGACAACTGCAACGGCTATGAGTAAAGAACCCGTTATTTCTGCAAGTGTTGGACCATTGACAACAATGACTTCAATCATATCTGGAACACTTCCATTGATTAAACCAGACACAATTTACTACGATGTTTGGGTTGAACAAGCTGTAACGCAATATTCTGAAAAGATAAGATTCTATATCGACAACAGATGTATCATCAATCCGTTTGAAATTTTATTCATGGATCGTATGGGTTCATTTAGTTCATTTGCTTTTCAGCTTCGTGACACGGTGACAAACAACAATCAAAAATCTACATTCAAAAGATTGGCTGGTGGCCTTGGAACGGATGCAACAAATTCGCCAGCTTACACATACGATTCAAAAGCAACTGGTGAACAAGTTTACAATGTGAACTTTGACAAGGTGCAACAGCTGACAACTAACTGGATGGATGACGCAAGTTCATTATATTTCCAAGAATTGATTAGCAGTCCAGTGACATATTTGAAAACTGAAGATGGCACTTATGTCGCTGTTATTGTGACCGATTCATCAAGCGTTGAACAAAGGCAGATTGATAAAAGATTAATAAAATATACAGTGAATGTAAGATTCGCAAACGCTGACAACATAAACATATAAATGGAAAATTCAACACAAATTCAGTTTATTGAAACATACGGACAAGATGGGCCGATTGGAATTATTGATGTTGATACGGCCGTTCAATTTCCAATCAACTTTTCTGTTGGTGACATCAAGGACCCATTTGCAAAGAAGGGTGTGAAGTCTTATAAATTTTCAATTGTTGGAAGCAAAGAAACGAATCAGCTGTTGAATCATTACTATGACATCAACATCGTTGACGGAACTTACAACAACAATTTAAAACAAAAGGTTGCTATCCTTCGGAACGGTGTTATCATCTTGGACAACGCTTATATGCAACTATTGAGCATTAAGAAACAGACACATGATGTTTATAGTGATCAGGAAATTGTTTACGACATTGAGGTTGGTGATGATGTGACTTCATTCTTTACAAAAATCACAAACAAATATCTTGATGAATTGGATTTCCAAGATATGAATCACATTTATAATGCTACAAATGTTATTGATTCATTTCCTTATTCAGCGGTCAGGGACAATGTGCTTGGAACGGGTGGCTACAAATATGTTTTGGCTTGGACTGATTTGTCAAAATACAAACTTGAAGAATGCCGACCAGCTATTTCCGTATATGAATATTGGAACCGCATTCATCAAAATGCTGGGTATCAATGGGAGTGGAACGGATTTGATTCGGACCAGATACGAATGGATAAGCTTTACATTCCATACAACGGTGACAAGCCGAAAATATCGGACCAATTAAGTTATCAAGTTGCAGCTGAAAGAACAACAACATCGACAACATCTTCAACAGCTGCTGCTGGAACTGTTGCAAATATTCCAAGCGTTTTGCAAATATTGAACACTGAAGTTTTGGATTTGTTAGGTTTGTACAATCCGACAACGGGAATTTATACGGCTAATTTAAACACGGGAACGGGTGCGATTGATGTGACTTTTGAAATTACTTATTCTTTCCAATTAAACAATACTTCAGCTGGAAATGCATTTATTTCTGGCAGCTTTATTGGTCCGCTTCCGACAATCACATACAAACCATACGTTAAAATCGGACCACTTGGAGCAAAGGCAAATTTCGGCATCACTTCACTTGCTTCAGTTATTGGTGGCAACTTAACACCGGGAGTAAATGTCATATCTTCAGGAACTGTAATCACCAGCACAATTCCTTTAAGCTCCATTATAATTGGAACAACAATACAGCCATCGATTGGTTTGGATGTTGTTTTGAGCACAGCCATAACGTATCGCGATACAATCATTGGCGGTTCACCAGTTGTTGTGAATCCTTCAATTGTGATCACTGATATAAAAATGATTATCATTCCAAGGGTTGACACTTACGGTTTTGGTAGCTTGGTGAATTTCAAAGATTTCATCCCAGCGAAAATCAAGCAATCCGATTTCATAAAATCAATTGTCAATATGTACAATCTTGTTATTGTTCCAGATCCGACAAATGACAGAAAAATAATGTACAAAACACGGGATGATTATTATGATGCTGGAACAGAAAAGGATTGGACTGATAAAATAGCAACAGACAAAGGTTCTGAAATTTCATTTATCAGCAATACGAATGCGAAGAAAATCACGCTTTCATATAAGCCAGACAGTGATGTTGTAAACAAGGATTATTTGGCTGAAACGAAAGAGGTTTATGGTCAGCAAGAATATGAATTGCAAAATGAAAATATCAAAGGCGTTGAAACAAAAGAAATCATTTTCAGCCCAACACCGATTGACAACACTTCATTCGGAACTTATGCTCCAATGTATGCTGGACAATTTCCAAAATGCAATATCAGAATTTTGCTTGATGGCGGTGAACAGCCAACGGGTTTGGGTGGTGCGATGACTTATGATATTATTGATTACACAATAGGAACTGTTGAAACGGGTGTGACTGGCATTGATACATATCCAATGCTCACGCATCAAGACAATCCAAACACACCGTTGTTTGATATTAACTTTGGACTATGTGATAAGTATTATCACGATTTCACATCGGTAACAAACAACAATCTTTATTCAATGTTTTGGAGGCGGACCATTGGACAAGTTGATAACGGAAAATTGTTCACAGCTTATTTTTATTTGAATGAATTTGACATTTCAATACTGAAATTGAATGATAAAATATTTGTAAAAGATACATGGTATAACATAAATTCATTGCAATACGATCCCAATTCATTTGGACCAACAAAGGTTGTGTTGATGACCATTGATGATGAACTTGCGATTGATATAATAAAGCCAAGACCGGGATGGCCAATATTAGGAACGTTGACATTGGCAGTATTATCTGAACAAATTTATAGGGGTTTAAATTGGAACTATGCTGACAGTTCTGTTGTGATACAAGGAACTGGCAACGTGGTTGTCGGTGACATTAAAAACGTTTTGGTAGTTGGCAACAACAGAATGGTTGACAGTTCAAACACAATCTACACTGAAAATCTTGTTGCTGACAATATTACTTTGAACGGTACGGATATACAAGAATTGTTCAAGTCAGTCGATACGGTTCAAACAACCAACGCAACAGCAACAACCTTGACGCAATTCGACATTGAAGATGACACAATGATTTATTTATCTGGAACGGTCAATGGTTATGCTGATGACTTCAGTGCTGGTGCTGGTGCATTTTATCTTGCAGTCTTCAGAAAAACGGCTGGTGTTATCACGCAAATCGGAACGGCAACAATAAACTTGAAAGAAGATTTTGCAAACCCACCAGTTGTGGCAGTTTATACGGATGGCACAAATATTTTTGTTGATGTTACTGGACTATTGGCCACAACAATAAACTGGACTAATTCATATGAATATAGCATTGGGTAAATATAATATATAACAATGGCAGAAGAAACAGATGATATTAGTATAAAGGTTGCGATTGATTCGGCAGATGCTGACAAAAGCATCAAGGAAATAAAGCAATCACTGAAGGACCTTAAAAACGTTCGAGCTGGTGACAAGCTTTTTGAAGACGCACAAAAGGCAGCTGTAAAATACAGAGAGAAACTTGATGACATCAAAGATGCGGCTGGAGCCGCTTCAGGTTCTGGTGTTGAAAAGTTGACCAGTTCAATGAACTTGTTGAAAGAAGGATTTGTGAATGCCGATCCTGGCAAGTTAAGTATTGCAATGCGGGGATTGGGTTCAGCAATGAAAGCCATTCCTATTTTTCTATTGGTTGAGGCAATAAGATATTGTGTTGAAAATTTTGAAGAACTTAAAAACACCAGCGGATTGGTTGGATTCACGTTTCAAACAATTGGTGCAATAATAGATGATTTGGTTACAAGTTTAAAATATTTTTCTGACCAGTTAGGAATAACAAATTTCGAACTTGAAGATAATGCTGAACGAGTAGTTGAAGCCGCAAAAGAAATTGAAGAAGCAACTATTTCAAGATATGATAATGAGATAAGACTTGCAAAGGCAGCTGGAAAAGAAACAATTGAATTAGAAATCAAGAAGCAAGAAGCCGTAATCAAATCATTACAGATTCAACAAAAGGCACTTGAAATTCTTGCTTCATCAACTGGAGAAGGAGCAACAGATGAACAAATAAAAAAATGGGCCGCACTTGAAGACCTTGTAAAAAATGCAGAACGTGAAATTGAAATTATAAGGCTGGAAGCCGAAAAAAAGGCAAATGAAGATGCAAAGAAATTTGCAGAAGAAAGATTGAAAATTGCTGAAGATAATGCAAAAGCGTTAAGGAATCTCGAAACAGAAAATATTGTTCTGTCTTATGATCGAAAGAAAAAACAAATTGAAAATTATTATGAAGATGAAACTAAAAAATACAAAGGGCAAACAGCTATTTTAGAACAGCTTACTATTGCTAAAAATAATAAATTAACAGAGCTTTATAATACACAAAAAAAAGAAGAACAAAAAATTCTTGACGGTGCTGAAAAGTCAAAGTTAAAAGCAATGGATAATGAAGATGTTGCATTCTCTAAATTTGCTGCAAAGAAAATTGAAAAAACAATTGAAACAGCTAAAAAAGAAAAGGAAATACAGGAACTATCTAATCAAGAAATCCTTGCTGGAATCAATTCACTTTCTCAATCTGTTCAAACAATATTGTCAGCAATAAGCGACTACAATCAAGCCAAAGCAGACCAAGCTATTAGTGTAAATGAACGAGCACTTGAAACGCAATTGAGTGCTTTGGATGTTGCCCGTGAAACTGAACTTGCAAAAGAAGGGTTGACCGCTGATCAAAAGATTGAAATTGAAAACAGATACAAGCAACAAAAATATCAACTTGAACTTCAGGAATACAACAACAACACAAAAATAAAACGAAAAGCATTTGAGCAAGATAAAAAAATGAAGATTGCTCAAGCTGTTATTTCAACAATCACTGGAGCAATTTCCGCTGTCACTGGAATGATCAGTGCAATCCCCGGACCAGTCGGAATCATCTTGGGTGTTGTTGCTGGTTTGGCTGTCACCGCAGCTGGTGTTTTGCAAGTTGCCAAAATAAACAACACAACCTTTGATGCTGGAACACCACCTTCGCCACCAACTTTGACCGTTCCGTCTGCGGCATCCGTTGCGGATAGTTCAGCTGCTGCAACACCAAGCTTTGACTTGTTCAAGAAAGATACGAATCAAAACGGTGCAAACAATAACGCATCAAGTACAAATTCAAATCAGCCAACGGTTGTGAAAGCTTACGTTGTTTCGCAAGAAATAACCGACCAACAGACTGCAAATAGTTATTCAACTTCGATGGGTTCATTATAATATATAAAAGATGATAAACATTTCATACATACGATTGCTAAATGCCTTTGAATCTTTTTCAAATGCACATCTTCAAATCAAAAGATTTGCAAGTGATTTCCCTGAACAAGTGCCGAATTTTGGAACGGAAAAAGAAAACTATCCAATTTTATTTGTGTCACCAAACAACACGATCTTTGATGAAAATGCGAATCAGTTCACAGTTGATGTTTATTGTTTTGACATAATTGAAAAGGACCGTATCAACATCAACACAATTCTTTCAGATACAAACACAATTCTAAATGATGTTTATCGGTGGTTTAAAGATGGCGAAATCTTCGGCATTGATGTAATAACTGACACACCAACGTGTACACCAATAAACAACGGTTTGTTGGATTATACAGCTGGTTGGCAAATGTCAATCACATTTGTTGTTGACACTTATGGAATTTGTGAAATACCATTCAACGAATCACCCGTTGTGATCACTGAAGTTTGTGACATTGTTTATTCACAATATTTGACTTGCGACACACTTGAAGATTGTCCAACAATAATTGACATACAAGCATTGCTTCCAACGCAAGACCAAAAAGATGCAATGGACAATGCCAACGGACCAGATGCATCAAATCCATTTGCAACAATGGCTGACGTTGGTGGCGGCGGAACTTTGAACTTGCAACAAGTAACGGACAACGGAAATACAACAGACAATGACATTCAATTTGATGCTGGTGTTGGTGTGTTGTTGGATAACGGTTCAAGATTGAGAGAGGGAACTATTGATGCTGGCTTTGGTGGTTCAAAAGGGATTGCGCAAATTTGTGCTGTTGGTTATGAATTGAAGTGGGAAGCTGGTCGGCAATATGTTATGGATGGCAATGGACTTTTGATCCGTCATTCATTGAACAACTTCACAACTGTTCCAAGTGCAAATGATGATTCAACTAAGGGTTACTATGTTGGCAGTTTATGGACACTTGACAATGGTATAAGTTACATTTGTACTGATTCAACAATTGGTGCGGCTGTTTGGGGTTTATACGATGCAAATCCGCAAGTCAATTCTGATTGGAATGCAACAAGCGGTGTTGCTGAAATTCTGAACAAACCAACTATTCCAGCTGCTCAAGTCAATAGTGATTGGAACGCAACAAGCGGACTTGCTGAAATATTAAACAAGCCGACCATTCCAAGTGGAACGGTCACATCTATTGCAACAGCTGGATTGATTTCTGGCGGAACAATCACATCAAGCGGAACAATCACAACTTCAATGAACACCAACAAGCTTGTTGGAAGATTCACAGCTGGTACTGGAGTGATGGAAGAAATAACCATTGGCAGTGGATTGACATTAACTGGAGCTGGAACATTAAACAATACAGCGACACCAACACCGTTGGGATATTACGGTGCTTGGCAGACAGATGCAACACAAACTGCTGCTGCTGATAATATTGGTTATGCAACAAAGTTTACCGTTGCTGATATCCCCCCTAACGGTATATCAATCGTTAACAACGGTAGTGGTGATCCTACAAGAATAACATTTGCAAACACAGGTATATATAACATTCAATTTAGCTCCCAATTCCAAAACACAGACAACGCAGAGCACGATGTAACTATTTGGTTAAGATTAAATGGAAGTGATGTTGCAGGATCGTCAGGATTTGTTCAGGTGCCAAGAAGACGTTCATCGGGTGCAGGAAATGAAGGTCATTGTATTGTTAGTTGGAACTATGTTTTAAGTATTGTTGCTGGTGAGTATTATGAATTAGTTTGGAGCACAACAAATCATACCAACGTAACCATGAAATACTATGCTGCTGGTTCGCCTCCCCCTTCTACTGCCTCTGTTATTTTAACTGTTACACAGCAAAGCGGAATCATGGCTGGAACGGGAATGACTGCATTGAATGGTTTGACGGGATCAGTTCAAACATTTGTAAATGATACGAATGTCACAATCACTTCTTCAGGAACAAGTCATACTTTGGGTTGGTCTGGTACACTTGCGGACAGTCGAATTGCTTCAGCATCTAAATGGAACAACGCTGGTGAGTGGATTGGACTTGCGGCGGCTGTAATAAGTCCAGCAGATTCAACAGCTTACTTGATGCCATTTGTTCCAGCATTAGCACCAGCAACTGGAACTGCTGGAAGGGAATGGAAATTCACAAAAAGCGGAACTGTTTCAAATGTAAATTTAGCATCCTTCCAATCAGCAAATGGTTCATCTGAAAATGTCACTGTTTATTTAAGAAATACAACAACGGCAACTGATTATCTTTGTGGAACTTTCACAATGGATGGCGGTGTGAATGCAAATACTTTTGCAAATTTTTCAACCAGTATTGCAATCAATACAACAGATAAATGGGCAATAAAAATTTTAACGCCAGCTTGGGTGACAAATCCAACAGTGGTGTATTTTGCAGTACAAATTTTTAACAAATCATAAAATGGCAAATATATATACATACAAAAAGCAAGGTGATGGCCGTGATTCGTGGCTTGTTGAAGAACCAGACGGCAACAGATATATGGTGTACGAAGATCCAACAAAGGTTGAATCACTTGAAGAAAAAGCCATTCGATTGTCGAGTGAACTAAATGAAATTTTATACCAACTAAAAAAATAACTCTCTTTTATGACACGATTTTTAGATTATTTAGATGTGCCTTTGTTGCATTTTATTGCGATTTCAATTACTTTCACAGATGCTGAAAGTGGATTGAAAATATTTTCTTTACTTTTGGCCATTGGATACACTGTTTGGAAATGGATTACTGAATATAAAAACAAGAAAAAATGAAAAATTACTACAAACCAACACCAGCAAAATGGCGGAAAATTGGTGATGCAATCCTTTTGACAACTGCAACACTTTCAACATTGATGATGACAGCTCCATTCAGCGACCATACCATTTCAATCACTGTTTGGCTTTTATCTGTTGTTGGTGTTATCGGAAAAGTATTGACTAACTTTTTTAAAGATGAAGGTATCTGATTACGTCTGGACACAAAAATATATGCATCAGTATGGCAATGCTGTTGTTGTGGCCATTAAAAAACGGATTCGACAAGATAATTTGATTGACACTGGCGACTTGTTAAATTCGATTAATTACGATTTGAAAATGACAGCAAACAGTTTTCAAGTTATTTTCAAGATGGGTGACGGGAATTTTAGATATGGTTCCGGCTTACCTTCCGAGTATGGAGTGTATCAAGATCAAGGAACAATTTACATTGAACCGCACTACTTTTTCACAGCTCCAATTCCGGGGTTAACGAAAAAAGTGTTTTCAGAAAAACTAAAAATTGCAATGAAAAAAGATATTGCTAAATTTATGAAACAACAATTAAAAGGAAAATGAATCCATTCGCATCAATAGGAAAATACATTGTAAAGCAAAAAGAAGACAAAGCACTTGCTTTTCTTTGCAGTGATAAAATAGGACAAAAAGTGTCCAAAGATGATATTGAAATCATTGACAAAAATCACTATGCTTCAATTGATCCAAACAAATCTTTCTATTATTACGATGGTCCGCTTGATGATAAAACAAGGCCTTTCTGTGCTACCTTATTACTTCAGGGCAAATTCTATTCACAAAGGGAAATTGACTATCTGTCAACCCGTTTGGGTTACAACGTGGACTTGTATATGGGTTCCTACAATTGCCGCCATCAATGGAAGCGTGCAAGAATAAAAGGGAAAATTCAAGATGGCACACTTGATGAAAGTTTGCTTGCAACAAATTCAGATGCAAACAAAGCCATCAAAGAACAGCCAGCAAATTTAAGGGGTTAGTCAAGCTTCAAATCTTTCATCATTGAAAGTTGATTGAACACGAAGATCAGTTTCAATTCAGTGACTTGGTCAAATGTGAGTGTGTGCGTTTGTGCGAAGTGGAAAATGATGCGTTCCCAGTTCCATTTGACAACGGCCTTTTCTTTTCTCACAGCTTCAAAATCTTCGGCGGTCAATGGCTCGGGTGCTTCTTCTTCTTCTTGTTCCGTGATCGGTTCTTCAAATAGGTTTTCAAAGCCATCAATGAATTTCTTTTTGAAGGTCAGATATGCCTGAATGATTCCATATACTTCAGTGATTTTCACATCCATAAATTCATCGGCCCGTTCAAATTCATTGTATGTTCTTGGTTCAATGATGTTGTGATTCCATTCGTTCAATCGGTTTTGTCGGTAAAGAATAGCACAAATTTCTGGAAGCTTCAGCAGATAATTGATGTTGAATAAATGTTCCAAGTCAATAAATTCGCCCAGTGTGATTGCGTTCAATTCTTTAAAGTGATAAGACAACACACTTCGTGAAAAATTCAACGAGGGTTGGACCTTCAGCCAGTCCATTTGTTCAAACAGTTCTTGAAGCTTATCAGTGTCAACATCATTCCAGATGTCATCTTCAATTGATGTGTTGGTAAGAATAAAAAGCTGGTCCATTTTGAAAGATAGCAAAGAATGGAAATCACTTTCTTCAACACTTTTTAATTGGATGAACTGATCAACAGTGATGTCATTCCAGCTATTTAGTAATATCATTCCCTTTCAGTTTTGTCACGATGTCTTTCAAAATCAAATTCACATAGGGCAGAATCACATCGGCTGTGACCTTTGCCCGAAACAGTTCCGCTTTGCTTTTGATGTGTGAATCTTCGTAGTGGACCATTCTGTCCAGTGTTAAATTTTTGTAGATTACAGCCAGCATTTCACCCATATATTTTTGATTATCTTGCTTGATGTACTTTTCAATCTTTGCCAGATCACGGACTGAAAGCTTATATTCGGGACCAGTATAAGCGGTGTAAATAATGCCATCAACTTCAATGGTTGGTTTAAATTCAGTACATTCCCAATCTTCATTTGTGAATGTTTTTGTCAGGTCAATAAATTCATTGGGGGTGATGATGTCAATTTCTTCATCACTCAAACCAAGCACAGCAAAAACACGAAGATAGCGGTCAAAGATGTCTTGGTCATCACCATTGAGAATGACACAAAGCTGTTCAAATTCGGCCACAGTGATTTCATTGATGGCATTGTTCATTGTCCTTTTGTTTCCGTTGATTTCAATTTGTATCATATTAAAATAATTTAGTTTGGTTTGTATGGTTTGTTATTCGTTCAATTGCTTTGTTATAGTATTCAGTGTCAAGTTCACAAGCGGTCAAGTCAAATCCGTAATCATGACAAGCAATGGCAATACTTCCGCTGCCTAAATGCGTGTCAAGGATTTTGTCGCCTTGCTTAGCGTATTTTTCCAAGCAATATTTATATAATTCAAAAGGCTTTGCCGTTGGATGAAATTTTTCAATCATTGTATTATTACTTTTAATACATCCTGCTCTACTAAATTCAAAAATACGCATTGCTTTATTAAATGACGTCCAAGCCATTTCACCATCAGCTAAAGTAAATCCTCTTTGTCCTTTATCCCAAATAATCCAACCCATTGACGGATGTAAATATTCAGTCATATAATTTCCACCCCATACTATTTGATTTTTTGAAACTCGAAATAATTCTTTAAAATATTCTTTATTAGGTATTGTCTTATCCCAATCACTTCTTTTGTATTGTTTCCATCCAAATTCTTCTAATCCAAATTTTTTAGCAGCATCAATCCCATACGGCGGGTCAACAATAGCCAAATCAAAATAGTTATCAGGATAACGAGCCATTAAAATCATATTGTCTTCGTTGGTTATATTTAGCATAATTTAAAAATCAAAAGGGTTTATTATAATATATAAGTAATGAATTTACCAAAGTACAAAATAACAATTGACGAAGCTTACGGTGACGGCGAAGATTTGGGTATTTCTCAAATTGCATTCACCGCAACACCAGCAATAAAAGTCAAAGGTATGGCTTTTTCTTCAAACGAAAAAAGATATTTTGCCGATGATGTGAAAATGCGTATTGCTGCTCCAGCTTTGATTCCGATGGAAATTTACCGTTGTGATGAGGATGGCGAATATTTCGCTGAATTTACGGTTGAAGAAATTGAAAGATTGACGTCAAAGTTTATGGCAAACCTTACCAACAGCGGCAAATTCAACCTTGAACACAAAGAAGGTGACGTTGCTCCAGCTTACATTTTAGAAGCTTGGATTGTGAACGATCCAACAGCGGACAAGGCAAAAAGTACATTCAACATTGATGTCCCAAAAGGAACATTGATGATTGTCAGCCAAGTGACTGATTTAGATTATTACAATCAACTTGTTGCCAATGGCCAAGTTGGTTTTTCTATTGAAGGATTCCTTGGATTGAAATTATCAGAACAAATCGAAAAACACAAAAATAAATTTACAATGGAAAACAAACCAACAACACTCCCAGAGGGAACAAAATTTGAAGTCGATGGCATCAAATACATCGTAAAGGATGGCAAAGTAATGACTGAAGCTTTGGAAGAAGCGGTTGTTGCAGATACAACAGAAGCACAAATGGCACTTCCATTGGATGAAGTTCCAGCTGAAGAAATGCCAGTTGAAGAAATGGCTGTTGAACCAGTTGTTGAACCAGTTGCAGTTGTTGAACCTGTTGTTGCGGCTCCAGCTGCAATGCCAACTGAAGCGGAAATTCTTGCAATCATTCAGCCGAAGCTTGATGAAATTTACAAGATGATAGCGGACCTAAAAGCGGAACACGCTGGAATGATGATGCCTGAAGTTGAAGTTGAACTGACAAAAACAAAGATGTCTATTCACGATAGATTCAGCGAAGTGATGAAGCTGTCAAAAGAAAATTAAAAAAAGTATAATTAAATTATAATATATAAACAACGAAATAAACAAAAATAAAAATGGCAAGAAAATTAAAATTCGACCTTCAAATTGATCAAAATGCTTTGTTGTGTCCAAACCCAAATGAGTTCTATTCAAAGGCATATATCTCTGAAGATATTGTTGGAAATTACAGAACCTTAGCTGGTATAAAATATAAGACAAAAATTGCAAATGTATTATTTGACAGCTTATTGCAAGCTTCAACTTGTACTTGGACAGCAACTGATTCAACGCTTGATGCGATTGATATTGATGTTTGTGCTTTATCTGCAATGGCTCAAATTTGTCGTTTCGACATTGAACAATCATTTGTTTCAGCTTGGATGGCAAAAGGTGCTTCTGCTCCATTTGATGTTCCAGCTTTCATGTCATACTATTGGGATGAAATGTCAAAACAAATAGGTGCTGAAATCGAATCAATTCGTTGGCAAGGTAACACCAACGGAACACCGGGAACTACTCTTGATCTTTGTGATGGGTATGAAGTTCAATTGTGTGCAGATCCAGCGGTTGTTCAAATTGCTTCAACAACAGTTGATGCAACAAATGTTATTGCACAAATGAATTTAGTATATGCTGCATTAACACCAGCATTGCAAGGAAAAAGAAATGACTTACGTTTTTACGTTAGTTCAAATGTTTTCGCTGCATTCTTACAAGCGACATACAACTATTCAAACGCAAATATCCCTTCAGTTGAAGGTGGATTTGTTGCAACTTGGTTAGGTATCAAAATTGTATGTGCTGAAGGAGCATCAAACAACACAATGGTATTGACAAGCAAAAACAACTTGATCTATGCTTTTGATGGCGACAATGATTCCAAAGTATTGAAATCTGTAAATTTAGAAGACACAGTTGCAGAACCAATTTTGAGAACCAGAGTTGATTTGAAAATGGGATTCTTTTATACAAACCCATCTGAAATAGTTTTCTATTCTGCTGGTCCTTGTTCATAAGATGAGAGATTAACAACAATTTTAAAGGGGCGGATTAAATGTCCGCCTTTTTTTTAAACAATATAAAAACAAAACAAAATGGCTTGTAACGAAATTGAAAGTATTATAAAAAGTTGCGACAACAACACTGGTGGAATTTATTCCGCTTACATTGGTGACATGGATGACATCGCAACAATAGTAGAAAACCAAGCAACGTGGTCAGTTACCACAATGACATTGGCAGCATTGACACCAGCTTTAGCATTTTACTTCAAAAGAAACACTTCAAACTATACAGATGAAGTTGCTTCTGATTTAGTTGCTGGAAGTTCTTTTGCAACGTCAACAATCAACTTGGTTTTTCACCGCAGAGATGCTGACAAATCAAAAGCAATCAAAATTCTTGGCGAAGGTCAGCGTTATTTATACGTTGTGATTGGTGATGCAAACGGTTTATTCTGGTACTTCCCATACATGCAGTTGACTGCAAACACTGGCGGTTCTGGAACAGCTCGTGCTGACGGTTCAAATTACAATGTGACGCTTGTTGGTCAAAATGAATTTACAGCTTACACAATGAGTGCAAATTTGGCTGCTTCTTTATTAGTTGCCACTTCATAAGTTTAATGGGTTTAAACTTGAAAGGCCAGACCGTAAATGGTTTGGCTTTTTTTAATTAATAAAACGAATGATTTACATCATAAGAAATACAACAAACCAAGTTGTTTTGACATTGACTGAAAGCGTGACAATACCAAACCCGTTTTTTATTTTTTCATTTCAGCCATTGGCAACATTAAATGAATACCAACCATTGATTTATTTTACTACCTTAGACGTATCAAATTATTGCAACAGATACAATTTGTTTGAAATTACTGAAGATGATGCTGGATCAACAACTGGTGGAAATAACATTCCACTATATTTGAAACCCGGGCAATATCAATACAAAGTTTATCAGTCAACAACAAGTTCATTGAATCCAAACACATTTGGTTCATTGCTTGAAGAAGGCAAAATGGTGGTTGGTGATTTAACGCAGCCAGATCAAGACACAGGTGTCACAGAAATATACAGATAAAATGAAAATATTCGGAAAAACATTATTTGAAAATAAGAAAATAACAACAGAAGTTGTGAATGTGAATGATGGCAAAATGTCCTTTTCAACGCCATTCTTTAAGATTGGAAAGGGTGATCTTGGCAAACCGTTTGTCAGTAGTTGGTACACGATCAGCGGAATTGTTCAGTTTGGAAGTGAAAACTTATATCCGCAAATTCTTGATCAAATGTACTACACCAGTCCGATGCATTCCGGCTGTCTTGAATTTATTTCAAGGGCCGCAATCGGTGGGGGATTTGAATATACAATTCCACCAGTAACGGGTGTTGAAAAAGTTGATTTATATACTTTTGAAAAGAAAAACAAGTTCAAAAAAATATTCAGATATTTGCCGATTGACTTCTTGATTCACAAACGTGTTTGTATGTTGATCAGAAAAGATGTCAATGGCAAATTCGTATCAATGACAAAGCTGAATCCAGCAACAATCAGAAACAACCAAACAGTTGATAAATTTATTTATTGCAATGACTGGTCAAGAAGAACAGATCTGATTCAATTTAATAAATATACACCAAACGGAAAAGATTTGGAATCACTATGGGTGTACCAAGCTGAAACAGTTGGACAAGATACCTATCCACTACCTTCTTATATATCCGTTTTGAATGATGTTTTTCTTGATGGCGAAATTTCCTATTTGCAGAAAAGCAACATTCAAAATTCAATCTGGCCTTCGTTATCAATACGAGTTCCAAAGATGTTTGAATCAGATGCTGAAAGAGAAAGTTTCAAACAAGGATTGATTGACAATTCTGGAGCTTCAGGTGCTGGAAAAATTATCATAATGCAAGGCCAAGGATTTGACAACACACCAGAGGTGACATCAATTCCAACAAATCAAAATGACAAATTATTTGATTCGACCATTGAAAACATCTTGAATAAGATCTGTTTTGCTCACGGAATCAATCCTTCAATCATGGGAATCAAAGTTGCTGGCGGAATGGGAAATTCTGAAGAACTTCAAATGTCTTATTCTATATTTGAAAAAAATGTGATTATGCCGTTGCGTGATGAACTTACTGACATTTATGATGAATTGCTTGACATTGCTGGGGTGAAAAATTCAATTGTGATTAATGATTTCCAAATCATTGAAAAGGCAATCATCCCCGGTCAAGAAAAAGCAATGCAAGAAGAACAGGAATTGAGTGCTGAAACACCAGAAGAAGAACAGTTGATGACAAACCCAGCAATCAAAAATATGACTGGCAGACATCAACAACAGCTGTTGCGAATCATTCGCCAATACGGTCAAGGCAAATTAAACAAGAAACAAGCTTCTGTTTTGTTAAGAACTGGACTTGGATTGAAAGAAGAAGATATTAACTTAATGCTTCAATAAACATGGCACAAACGGATGCGTCAAATCTTCTTTATTTTCATATTAATCCTTTAAAGAATGAAATCTTTTATGTTGGAATTGGTAACGAAAATAGACCATTTAAAAAAAGACATAGAAGCACTTTTTGGAAAAATATAGTTAGCAAATATGGCTATATTGTAAATGTTGTTGAAACTGGATTAAACTGGAATCAAGCTTGTGAAAGGGAAAAATTTTATATTAATAAAATAGGTAGAAGGGATTTAGGAAATGGAACGCTGGTAAATTTAACCGATGGCGGACAAGGCGGAACATATATAAGAAGCGAAGAAACAATACAAAAAATGCAAGATTCTCACAAAGGAAAATCTGCTTGGAATAAAGGATTAAAAACTGGTCCATCTTGGAATAAAGGCGTTAAATGGTCCGAAGAAACAAGATTAAAAAATTTTGAAATATTAAAAGAAAAAATATCAAGTGGCGAAATAAAAAACCCGTCACCATATTTATTAAGAAAAATTAAATACAACAGATACTAATGAGCCAAACCATTTTTTTTGTAACAGAAAACTATATAAAGGTCAATACACCTTTGACTGCAAATATTAATATTACGGAAATACTTCCTTTGATCCGTTCGGCTTCAGATATGTGGACACAATCAACATTGGGAACATATTTTTATAATGATTTGCTTGTAAAATACAACGCACAAACATTGAATCCAGACGAAGAAACACTTGTTGCATTAATGCAGCCATCCATTGCTTGGAGGGCCGCTGCCGATGCTGTGATTGAATTATCTTTTCAGTTGAAAAACAAAGGTATTCAAACGCAATCTGGTGACAATTCCGCAACTGGTGAATCAAAGATGGTCCAGTTTATGAACCGTCACTATGCACAAAAAGCGGAATTTTACGAATTGAAAATGTTTGAATACTTAGTGAAAAATAGGGCATTATACCCTGAATTTACATCGCAGCTGAATAACAATTCAACGTGCTTGACTTATTGTTGTTCCGGGCAAAACAAGTTCAATTCACAAATCCTTTTTTCTTAGTGAATGATATATCGGAACATATTACATACGTTGAAGCAACAGTTTCAGCAACAGCCATGCGTTATGGTATAGAAAACACACCAACGGAACACCAGCTGTTTGCAATGAGAATTGTTGCAAATGCTTGTTTTGAACCGTTACGTCAATGGTATGGCAAGCCAATCCGTATAGGATCGTTCTTCAGATGTACATTGCTGAATGAAAAGGTCAAAGGAAGTTCAACAAGTCAGCATTGCAAAGGTGAAGCAATCGACCTGACCGCTGGAAGCAAAGAAGAAAACAAAAAGCTGTTTGATTGGTGCAAGGCAAATTTGGTCTTTGATCAGCTTATTTGGGAATACGGAAATACAAGCGGACCAGACTGGGTTCACATATCTTTCAGACAAGGGCAGAACAGAAACATGGTTGTGAAGATTAAGTAAAAAAGCTAACAACAACTGCCATGAAGTTGCCCCATTAGGGAATCTGTTGATTCAGATACTTGCTTTGATACTAATATAGAAAGTACAAATATAAAATAAAAATATGAAATTACAGCAACAACTTGAAAAGCTTGCGAACCTTGAAGATGTCAGCATCAACATGGAAGCAACGCACAACGGTGAACGTATTAAGGACATCTATTGTGAACACCTACCAACAGCAATCAAGGGCCATGAATTGGCTTTGCTTGTTGTGAAAAATCCATTTGCAAAGATAATCATTCAGATTGCAATCGTGTTATTGACTGCCATTGGGAAGCGTTTTTGTGAAGAAGAAGAAAAAGAAACACCTATTTTTTAAACTTATAATCTCTCTAAATAAGACCTACACTGCAATAGCGGTGTGGGTTTTCTTGCTTTTGGCTTATTTGTAATCATTATAAATAACAAATAAATGTTTTTTATGTAAAACTTTAATATACATTTGTAAAACTAAATTAAACAATTAAAATAAAAACAATGGCAACAGAATTTAAAGGAATAAGAATTGACACCAACACAATCAAATTCTTAAAAAAACAAGCGAACCTTGAAGGAAGGACCTTCAGCGGAATAGTAAACAAAATCCTAAAAGAATATCAAGATGCAAACAATAAAAATTAAAAGTACAGTCCAGCCAGATCACAGATTCATTTCTTATTCGGCTTGGATGAAGTACATCAAGAACAGAAACAACAAAGCACTAACCAAAACAATCAAATAAAATGAACTACGATAACTATAAACTAGCAACACCGCCAGAGTTTGACAATGAAACAGTTTATGAATATTGTGATGATTGTGACAATAACTTTGAATCAGATGAATTGAACAATGTACTGATTGATCTGGTTCCGTTCACACTATGTAAAAACTGTAAAAATAAAGCTGAAATAAACAATTCAAACCCAAAAAACCCAAAAACTATGAAAACTGCAAAAGAACGCTTTGAAGCAATGAAATTTCTAATCGACAACAATATGATTCCCGAAGATTGCGAAGTGCGTCTATGGATCAATAACTGCACAAAAAATGAAATTCTTCACCTTGGTGCTGAACTTGGAATTGCTTGCGACAAAAGAAGTGACAATGATTCACGCTTGTTCTTGCTTGTTGAATTTGAAAATCACGAAATCACTCTTTGGGAATAATGACAAAGAAATCCAAGCCAGACAAAAATACCTTGGTCCACGATTGCTGGATGAAAGGAATGCGACCAGAAACAGCCGCACAATATCTTCAGTTGTCATATAAGTATGTGAAAATTCGATACGCTGATTTTATTTTCTTTGCTGAAAAACTAAAGGGCAACAACAAAGAAGAACGAATCATTCAGATTCGGGCCATTGAAAGGGAGCTGTTTGACTTGATCAAAAAGAACCCAAAGGACAAAAGAATTGATGATTTAGCTTACACTTATAAAACTTTTTTAATATAATTTAAACCCAAAAAACCCAAAAAACAAATGGAAAAACAACTAACACACTGGAAGAAGCTTCAGAATCCTTTATACTTAGGATCGTATGACTTCCAACCAAACGAAGAAAGAACAGTGACAGTCAAAGATGTCAAGCGTGAAATGGTCAAAGGTCAAGAAGGGACTGAAGAACATACCATTGTTCACTTTGTTGAAAATTACAAGCCAATGATCATGAACGCAACAAACAGCAAGATGCTGACCAAGCTGTCTGAATCACCCTATGTTGAAAAATGGATCGGAATATCCTTCAAATTAGTAGTGGTAAAAATCAAAGCATTCGGCGAATTTATGGATGCATTAAGAATTAAGTCCGAAAAAGTTGTTAAATTGCTCCCCGAACTGGTCCTTGATAGTGCTAACTTTGTCAAGGTAAAAGAAGCCATCAAGTCCGGGAAGTTCACAATGGAACAGGTGGAATCAAAATACAAACTATCAAAAGAAGTAAAGGAGGCCATCAATGAATAAGAAATTCAAAATCAGATGTTCACAGATTGGACAAATAATGTCCAACGCAAAAACAAAAGGTGATCTGTCAGCCGGGTGCAAAACATACCTTGAAAATTGGTATGCCAATGACAAAGAAGAAATACATTCAAAATACTTCGACAAGGGCAAAATGGTTGAAAACGAATGCATTGACTTGATGGCTTCAGTTCTTGACAAAGGACTGGCCTACAAGAATGATGAATACCTTGAAGATGAATATTTCACTGGAACGTGTGACGTTCAACTGGATGACTGCATTGTTGATGTCAAATCAGTCTGGGGCCGAAAAGGACTTCATGCAGCTTGCAACGGACTGGACAAAGATTATGAACTTCAGCTGCGGGGATATATGCATCTATATGGCAAACCAAATTCAATACTATTCTATGGCCTTTTAGACACACCAGAGGAATGCAACTACGGGAATGAAGTAATCTATTCAGATATGCCAACGGATGAACGCTGGGTGGCTTATAGTGTTGAATCTGATGCCGAAGTGATTCAGGCAATTATTGACAAGGTTGTCAAATGTCGGGAATACCTTCAAGAATATGATTTGAAAATAAAAAGTAAATTAGGCAAAATAAACAATTAAAAACAAAAACAAGATGAACATTAAAGGCAAAATCAGACTGATCGGCGAAACAGAACAAGTGTCCGACAAATTCAAAAAACGTGAACTGGTAGTGACTACCTTCGACAATCCAACTTATCCGCAACAAATTTCAATGCAATGCACAAATGACAAAGTTGTGATGCTTGACAATCTTACTGTCGGTCAAGAAGTGTCTATTGAAGCGAATTTGCGAGGGCGTGAGTGGACCAGTCCAACTGGACAAGTCAAGTATTTCAACACAATCGAATGTTGGAAGCTTGATGTGATCGGCGAAGCTATCAAACCAGCTGCAACAGTTCCAGATGATGATTTGCCATTCTAAAATTTATTTACTAAATTTGTAGTATAAATTTTCTTCTTAGTGTTATTGATCAGAATAACAACGCCATAGTACAGTAATGTACCTTACGTTAAAGTCCCCTTATATGCTGATCCATATCTGGGGCTTTTCGTTTTTAATCCAACTACTTATGAAAATGCCCTTTGGAAAATATAAAAATCAAAACATCACAGATATTGACACGTCATATTTGAACTGGCTTTTGAACAACACAACAAAGTTGGACTATTATCTAAAAAAGTACATTCAAAACCACCTTGAAAGTCTTGAAAATTCTTTTGTTGATGTCAATGCCGAAGCAATCAAAAAGATTTATTATCAACTTTCAAAAAAATACCACCCCGACATGGGCGGATCAAATGAAGCAATGAAGGCAATAAACGAATTTTATAACCTACTAAAAAAATGATATTTCAATACTATCCATCCGACATCAAGCAATCAATTCCAATTGGGAACATTGCACTGGACACATTCCTTAAGGTCATCAAAAACCCAAAGCCAGAAACAAAACAGATCTTTGAACAGATTCTGATCGCACACGAAAACAATGATCTGAAGCTTAAAGGTGAATTAAAAACAAAATTATACTATTTCACCCCTTGCGTGTCAGTCAAAGGTGCCAGAAGATATGACAACATTCAATCTTTCACCGGACTTCTTGTTTTAGACTTTGACAAGCTTGGAATCGACTATGCCATTGAGTTCAAACAATACTTATTTGATACCTATTCCTTTGTCATTGCTTCGTGGTTGTCAGCTTCAAAACATGGTGTCCGGGCATTGGTGTCAATACCAAAATGCACAACCGTTGGCGAGTTTAAAGAATACTACAACGGAATTGAAAACCTTCTGCAAGATTACAAAGGATTTGACAAAGCCGTAAAAAATTGTATATTGCCATTATTTTTGTCTTATGATGAAAATATTCTGTGCCGTCAAAAATACAGCACATTTTCAAAACGTATCGTGCCAGTCATTCAGCCAGTGATCAAGCAATACATTATCACTGACAAAACAAACAACATCAAAGCAATCATTCATTCAGCAATCAGCAAGATTTCAGATGCTGGTCACCCAATACTTCGGGCAGCATCTTTTGCCCTTGGTGGTTATGTTGGTGCTGGTTATGTGTCCGAAGATGTCGCACTGATCATCATTGAAAACGAAATTGAAAACAATAGCTACCTTAAACAGAAGTCAAGCGTCTACAAACAAACAGCATTCACAATGATTAAAAAAGGACAATTAACACCGCTATACTTATGAGCAAGTTCAAAGATTTATCCAAATCAAAGATTTTCAACCCAATCGACTGGTTCAACTTTTATGGTGAGTTTTCCATAATTTTCACCGGGAACAGAAACGCAAACATCATCAATGAAAATGAAGTTTCTTTCTATTCAGATGAAAACATTCGCAAACCGACTTTTGTACTGAACGCAAAGAATCTGGTCAATGTCAAAAAGGAAAACGAATTTGATCTGGCCACCGGGATTGAGATTTCAAAGTTTATGCTTCTGACCATTTGCAAATTTAAGGGCAACTACAACACCGCAATGTCATTTGTTTACTACAACTTAATGAAGTCAGAAATTCCTTACATTCGAGTTGGAACAGATTATTTCAAAGTAATCGAGAAACCGAACAGATATTCAGGAAAGAACACGATCATCAAAGTTTGGGATAAAGCAACCATTGTTGAAGATCACACCAAAGAGCTGCTGAAGTACATTTTTCGTTATGACGAATTCACCATTGAACCAAACAACAAAATCTATACACCCGTGATTGATGGATGTTACAATCTTTATTCAAAATTCTCACATTCTGAACACTTGGACAACGTCACACTGGATGACATTCCCTTTTCAAACGGAATCATGCAGCACTTCTTTGGTGAACAAGTTGAAGCTGGATATAGATATATGAAAATCCTATACGAATATCCAAAGCAAATGCTGCCGATTCTGGTCCTTGTTTCTGAAGAACGTGGAACAGGAAAAACTACATTCTTGAACTGGATTGAAATGATCTTTGGCGAAAATTCAATTCTTATTAGTCCAGATGCACTGACCAGAGATTTCAATGCTTTGTATTCAAACAAGAACATCATCTGCATTGATGAAACACTGATCGAGAAATCACACGCTGTTGAAAAACTGAAGTCACTGGCAACAGCCAAATCAATCAGCGTGGCCCAAAAATTCGTTTCTGAATACTCAATTCCCTTTTATGGCAAACTTATTCTTTGCACAAACAAAGAAACCGACTTCATGCGTATTGATGAAGATGAAGTGCGTTTTTGGATTCGCAAGCTGAATCACATCGACAACCTGAACACAATGATTGAAAAGGACATCTTCAAAGAGATCCCGAAATTGCTGAAATACCTTTCAAGTCTGCCAGAAATTGATTTCAGCAAATCACGGATGGTTTTCACCAAAGAAGAAATTGTGACTGAAAATTTGCGAAATGTACAAGAAGAAAGCAAATCTAGCTTATTTAAGGAACTTTGTGAACGCTTTGAAGATTACTTTAACGAAAAGGAAGTAAATTCATTAGAAGCGACACCTACCGACATAAAAGATAAATGGTTTAGGAATGATTCAAAGATTTCCGCTTCTTACATAAAAAAGGTGCTAAAAAATGAATTTAAGCTGATTCCGAGTGACAATAAATACTACTATTCCATTTTGAGTGAAACAAGCAATAAAAAGATGGGAAGGTCCTATTTCATTGAGAGAAGCGAATATTTTGACTACAATCCCAAAGAACCGTTTTAAACAATTAAACAAAACGCAAAATATTTTGTTTGAGGTTAAAGAGTTGAAAATCAGAATTTTAAACGATTTAAACAATTAAACAAAAATTTCTGCAAACCCTTTGTAAATTAAAAAATGCTATGTTGTTACTCTTTTTTTCTCTTTTATTTTGTTTAATTGTTTAAATAGTATATAAAGTCAATGGTAGTAAGGGATTCCGTTTAAACAAAATTTAAACAAAATATTTTCATTTTGTTTAATTGTTTAAAAAGTACAAATTTTAAAAACCTAAAAAAATGACAAAACTGAAAGATTTGATTGAACTGAAACACAAAATTGAATGTCAAAAATATCCGTCAATGCCACCAGATTACATTCCGTTAACCAAGTTTACGGACAAAACTGCCAACGGATTAACAAAATGCGTGATTGCGTGGATAAATTTGAACGGTGGACAAGCCGAACGCATCAACACAATGGGCCGAATGCTGGACAAAACCAAAGTTGTGTCCGATACATTTGGAAATAAGCGGACCATCGGAAGCGTTGAATGGCAAAAAGGAACAGGGCAAAAGGGATCTGCGGACATTTCTGCAACCATTCAAGGCCGAAGTGTCAAGATTGAAGTAAAAATGAAAGACAAACAGTCAATTGACCAGATCAAATATCAAAATGACATTGAGAACGCTGGCGGTCAATATTGGCTTGTTCACAACTTTGATGAATTTATGTTCCACTACGAATGCTTTATTGATTACTTAACTAATAACAAACCCCAATGAAACAATCCAAAAAGTCAATCCAAACAGAAAAATATGTTGACCTTTACATTGAAATGAATGACGGCAGACCGCCAACATACAAGGAAATTGAAGAACGGTTCAATGTCAAACGGACTTCGGCATACAACAGATGCAAGGATTTCAGGCACAAAATGTCACAACATTCACAGACCGAAACAGTCATTGATCAGTACATTCGTAAATTTAAACAAGTCGCATAAACTAAACAAACAACACTAATGAAAATAAAAATCATTATCTTTTCATACGAAAGACGACAGATGCTGGAACGCTTGATTTCGGAAGTCAAAGAATATGACTACACAATCTTTGATGACGGTTCAAGCTTCAAGCTGTCCAAAAACTTTCACCAGTTTCAACACGGTGGCAAACCGAAGTTCTGGCGGATGTGGGACTATGCACTGCGGATGCTTCGTGATGACCATTCAGATCTGTTCATCTTTATGCCGTCAGATGTGTCAAACGTCAACATCCCAAAGATCATTGAACTACACAATCAGTTCAAAGCCAAGCCGTATGCGTATAATCTTATCAATGATGGCCGAAAAAACTGCTGGAATATGATTAAGCCAGTGCAAGTTGATGAACACACAATGAAGGTTGGATTCACTGATTGCGGATTCTTTTGCAATAAACAACTGTTGAATCGAATTGGTCACTATGTGAACGAAATCAATCCCCGAAGATTTGAACACAACGAAGCAATCAGTTCTGGTGTTGGTCAAGATTTGACCTTCAGGATGCTACGGACCAACTGCAATATGTACACGCCGACAAAGTCACTTGTTTATCACGGTGATCACGAAAGCTTGATGCATCCAAAAGAACGGATAAAAAATCCATTAATAAGCAAATGAAAACAGAAACAAACACACTAAAAGATGGCACAGTCATCACTGGCTTCAAGAATGATTTAATCACTAACGGCCACAAAACAACAAAGAACTTTTATGAATTTCAGATGC